CGTATCGAGCGAATGTTGTGGGGCGTTATTATTTTAATTATAGGGAGTCTTTTGGTTCCCCAGTTTTTAGGAGCTTAATATGAGTGATGCAAACACTATAAAGGTTCCGACATGGGCGTTGCCAATAGCTGCCGCCGCATTGTCTGGAGCTATCGCATGGGGATCTATGCAAGCAAGAGCAGAGGCTACAGATGCAGAGGTTCAAAGGATTGAACAAGCTGTAAAAAAGACAGCGGAACAGGCAGTAGCCAACGGCCAACTGTCAGCAGTCAATCAGACGCAGATCAAGGCGGTGGTGGACAGTCTGAGTCAGCAGCAGGAAACACTGAAGGCGACAGACGAGAAGCTGGCGCAACTGATTCAGATAATGCTTCAGAAGCAATAAGATTAGACTACGACCCAGAGAATCCTGATCGGTTCTGCGATCTTAGAGAGTGGAACAAACTCAAGCTTGTAAACCCACCGGCAAAACGCCACGAGGTCGCAAAGGATTGGTTGAAGTTTAATCATCAACAGTGCGGGTATGGGGCAATGATCTACGTGAGAAACTCAATGCCAAGAGTGTTAGGCACTGCTCACCAAGTTGATGTAGATGTGTTGACTTGGGAGCTTGTTGCGCCTCAAGCAGAAAGAACCCAAGCCTTGAAGAAGAAGCGCAGACTATGACACTGATGATATTTGTTTTAGTTCTTTTGACACCAGGAGGCAGGCCAACAGGCACTGAGCTATATTTCCAGGAACTAACTAGCTGCCTAGAATATAGAGATGCCCTTGTTCATCAAAGCGTTCATACTCATAACTGGTTACGCAGCAAAACAAATAAGTTTGATGGGTATTGCGAGGTAAGATTAATTCCTTCGGCAGAAGCTGGAAAAGGCAAATATATATTTAGAGATCCCGTTAGGAAGAAAGACGATGAGTGAGATACCACCGTTCCCAAACAGCGTGAACGCTGTGCAGCAAGTGCCAAAGCATCAGATACAAAAGATAGATATGGAACGTATGCAAGGCAGGGAGACAAACGCAAAACAAGAGATCATTACCACAATATATGATGCAAAGGTGTACACATATAAAAGTGGTCAGCTTAGTTACACAACACCTAAAGTTACTGGTCAAAATATTTTGGTCACCGTATGACTCCTAAAAAACTTGAGCCAAAGTCTAGATATGCGGAGTATGATGCTGACGGCGATGGAACGGTTACAGATGATGAATTAGCAAAACATCAGGAGATGTTAAAACTTGAACTCCAAGAAACCAAAGCGGACTCGCAAAGAAGAATGGCCTGGATTGCTCTTGGGAGTATGTGCGTTTTCGCTATTTTGCCTGTTATTCCTTTTGTCCCATCTGATCGACTTGATACGTTAGCGAGTATAAGTGATATGTTGTTTTTAAGTCAGGCATCAATAGTGGGTTTATATTTTGGAGCAACGGCTTATATGAGCAAGAGGCAGTAATGGCTAGTAAAAAAGATCCAAGATTAGCTAGAGCTGGTGTATCTGGTTTTAATAAACCAAAAAGAACTCCTAATCATCCCAAGAAGTCTCATATTGTTGTGGCTAAAGAAGGCGACAAAGTAAAAACAATTAGGTTTGGTCAACAGGGTGTAAAGACCAACCAAACCGTTGGACAAAGGAAGGCGTTCAAATCTCGCCATTCCAAAAATATTAAGAAGGGAAAAATGTCTGCTGCCTATTGGGCAAACAAAGTTAAATGGAGTCCCAGTAAAACAAAGTCTCCATCTAAGAAATGGAAGAAAGGATCGTAATGAGCATACTAAGTTCTTTGATCGAGCCTGCTACTAAGATCCTAGACAAAGTAATAGAGGATAAAGATCAAAAGAATGCTTTGGCGCATGAGATTGCTACTATGGCTGAGCGCCATGCACAGGAGCTTGCTAAGGGTCAGATCGAAATAAATAAGCTGGATGCCAAGGGCAACTGGTTTCAATCCAGTTGGAGGCCGTTAGCTGGATACACTTGTGTGCTTGGGTTGATGGTTAACTTTCTTATATCTCCTATTGCAGCGGGGTTTGGCCTTGATATTCCCCAAGCAGATGCAGGGGTTATGATGCCTCTTCTGCTAGGTATGCTTGGTTTGGGTGGCGCTCGTTCTGTAGAAAGAATTAAGGGGGTAGGTAAGTAGCATGAATCCTGCCTTAGAAGAATACATAAATAGTTTGCGATCAGATGTAAATCCTAAAGATGAAAGAGCAGAATATTTATACAACAAAACAAAAAATATGACTGATGAAGAGCAGCAAAGATTTCTTGCTGGCATTCAGATGCTTGATACCGAATTTGCCACTGAAGTTCAAAAGTACTTACCAGAAGGAACGGAGGTAGATCCAACTAAAGCAAGATTTGAGTTTTATGAAACTGACTTAGAGTACAGCCCGATGCTTCATGGAGCAGCAAGAAAGGGTGGGCTTTCTAATATTGATCGACCTTTGCAAGATGAGTATGGAAGGCAAGTAGATAATTTAACTATAAAGCCAGATTCGGTCACTGCGATTCAATATATGAATGCAAACCCAAGAGTGTTTTCACACGAATATCTTCACTATATGGGATTAGATGATTTTGTTGAGGATGGAGATAGAGAGTTTACGACAAGGGTATTAGATCTATTGGCTGCTCGGACTGATGCTGATTATAAAGATGCCTTATTTTTTCTGTCTCAGCAATTTGCAAGGCCGCATCGAAGTCAAAGAACTTCTTTAGAAAAAGGTCTTTATAAAATATATATGGATCAAGCCGACAGAGTTGTATCTGATGACATTACGCCGGAAGAGCTAGATAAAATAGCTATGGATTTATTGAAAACTAGGGGCGTTCAGAAAATTCTTAAATCAGTTCCAGAAGATATGAAGCCAGCTTTGGGAAGAAAGTACAAAGATCTTAGAGAAAGTAAATCTACTTCTATAAATTTATTTGGTAATGAGTTTTTTAAAATGTACCCAAAAGAACTTCCTGATTTTAGAGAAGAAAAAAAAGAGGGCGGCAAATTAGATTATTTACCAGATGCTTATCGAGATGGTGGAAGGATAAAGATAATATGAAGACTAGCGAAGAAGGTATAGCCCTGATTAAAAAGTTTGAGGGTTGCGAGCTGTCCTCTTATATCTGTGCTGGTGGCGTTCCAACTATAGGTTATGGTCATACCAAAGATGTAAAAGATGGAGATACTTGCACATCAGAGCAAGCGGAAGAGTATTTGAAGGAAGATTTGGAATCTTTCGAGGCTGCAGTTAATAGATTAGTAGAGGTTGATCTCAATCAAAGCCAGTTCGATGCGTTGGTTTCTTGGACTTTTAACTTAGGTTGGGGCGCATTGTCATCGAGCACACTACTCAAAGTCCTAAACGAAGATAACTTTGCTGGTGTGCCAGAGCAAATAAAGCGTTGGAACCGTGCTGGAGGTAAAGTATTAGATGGATTGGTTAGGAGAAGAGAGGCAGAGGCTTTGCTTTTTGAAGGCAAAGCTTGGGAAGATGTTTAGCCGTAATCTTCAATAAGCACTGAAATGCCATTAACTAAAATAAAATTTGCTCCAGGCGTAAATAAAGAGGGAACAGAGTATTCTGCTGATGCTGGCTGGTTTAGCGCAGATAAAATTAGGTTTAGACAGGGCAGACCAGAGAAGATCGGTGGGTGGGTAAAATATTCTGAAACATCTTTCTTAGGTATTTGCCGGTCAATACATGACTGGGCATCACTAGAATCCATCAGGTATATCGGGCTTGGAACAAATCTAAAGTTCTATGTAGTTGAGGGTAATAGCTTCAATGACATAACGCCGATTAGATCTACTACATCAGCGGGTGATGTTACGTTTGCAGCTACCAATGGATCTAGCACTATAACAGCCACAGATACATCTCATGGGGCCGTGGTTAATGATTTTGTAACATTCTCCAGTGCTGCGTCTTTAGGCGGTAACATTACGGCTGCTGTTCTAAATCAGGAATATCAGATTACTGCTGTGCCTACGGTAAACACTTACGAGTTTACAGCTAAGGACACAAGCGGATCTACTGTAACAGCTAATAGTAGCGACACAGGTAATGGTGGCAGCTCTACTGTTGGTGCATATCAGATCAACACAGGCTTAAATAACTTCCTAGAAGGCACTGGTTGGGGTGCTGGAGCGTGGGGGATGTCTGCATGGGGCAGTGCTAGTAGCATATCTGCTGCGGGACAGCTACGTTTGTTTAGCCAAGACAATTTTGGTGAGGATTTGCTGTTCAACGCTAGAGGTGGAGGAATTTTCTTTTGGGATGAGTCTTCTGGCACAGGAGCTAGAGCGGTAAATATTACAAGTCTTAGCGGATCTAATCAGCCAACTATAGCTTTACAGGTTATGGTAAGCGATATAGATCAGCACGTTATAGCTTTTGGGGTAAACCCCATAGGATCAAGCGCAATAGATCCCTTGTTTATTAGATTTTCTGATCAGGAGAATGCTACTGATTGGACTCCTACGGCTATAAATACTGCTGGTGGAATAAGAATTAACTCAGGATCTGAGATTATTGGTGCGGTTCAAGGTAGGCAGGAAATACTAGTTTTTACAGATGTAAGCTTGCACTCGATGAGATTTGTAGGAGCGCCATTTACGTTTCAGATACAAACTGTTAGCACTGATATATCAATGATCAGTCCAAAGGCAGCCGTGAATGCCAGAGGCTCTGTTTATTTTATGGATAAAGGTGGATTCTATGTTTACAACGGATCAGTTCAACCGCTTCCGTGCTCAGTAAAAGAATTTGTTTTTTCTAACATAAATCTTGGTCAAGCTTTTAAGGTCTTTGCTGCAGAAAACAACGCCTTCTCAGAGGTAATGTGGTTTTATCCTATTGGAGAGGGCAACACAGAAGTTACCAATTACGTTAGCTACAACTATGCTGAGGATCTGTGGTCTGTTGGAACACTAGATCGAGGAGCATGGCAGGGTGTAGGCACACAAAACTTCCCAATGGCTACATCAGTAAACAACGACACATCAACAGCTAATTATCTTTATTATCATGAAAATGGTTTTGATGATGATGGATCTGCAATGACGGCATTCGTAGAAAGCGGAGACCTAGAGTTGCAGGAAGGTGAAAGATTTATGATGGTCAGTAGGATAATACCTGACTTTGCATTTAGTGGAGCGACCTCAGATGCTTCTATAAGCATGATTATGAAGGGAAGTGATTTCCCTCTAGAAACACCAACAACTTTGTCTACATCTACGATAACTAATTCATCTACACAATCTTTTATTAGAGCCAGGTCTAGACATCAGATTGTTAGAGTTGAAAGTAGCGGTCTTGGCTATGGTTGGAGGTTAGGAGATCTAAGATTCGATATAAGGCCAGACGGTAGAAGATGAGCACACAAACAAGAACGACACCATTGCCAGTACCTACGCCGGAGTATGATGCCAGAGCAGAGGCCATAAATAGAAGGACAATAGAGATTGCTATGGATCAGATAGAAAACGATGTTGTTCTTGCTAAAACGCAAGGCGACAAAGAAGGTTCTCTGGCGATGAGAAGGTTTCAGTTTCTTCTTATGGGTGCTTCGTGACGGATGTCATAAAGGTTTTGGGTCAGGTTGATGTATCAGCCACAACGACTACTACACTCTATACGGTTCCCGATCTTACACAAACAACAGTTAGCTCTCTTGTGGTTTGCAACAGGGGTGGTTCTGGGATTACGTTCAGAGTAAGCATCCACGTTGCTGGGGCTGGAGCGGATGATAAGCAGTTTATATTTTACGATGAAGATCTTGCGGCAACTACTAGCCGCACAATAGTTATTGGAATTTGTTTAGCGCAAACAGATGTTGTGAAAGTTTATGCCAGTGCGGCAAATGTTAGTTTTAACCTATTCGGGGTGGAGACAAGTTAATGAATTATAATCAACAGGCTCCTTTGCAGAATCAAGCTGATGAGATGGCAAAGTATGGGCGTTACGGCGACACCATGCTAGTTCATATGAACCCATATGAGGTTGAAGGAATAGCGTCTTTATCTCCTACAGGAAAACTAACAACAAACCCAGTTACTGGTCAGCCAGAGGCGTTTTTGCCATTCCTAGCGCCGCTGCTTGGCAGCATGATAGGTAAGGCTGCCTTGGCAAAAGCTGGTGGTTTACTTGCTGGTAAAACCGCACTAGCTGGCGCAATAGGATCTGGTCTTGCAACCACTGCAGTAACTGGGGATATAAAGAAAGGGTTGTTATCAGGCATAACAGGTTTTGGCTTAGGCAAGGCACTCGGTGGTGCTTCAGAGGCGTTGTCGCCAGAAGTCGCTACAGCCGCCGAAAATGTATCTGCGTTAGAATCTCAAATTGCGGGTGGCGCAGACGCAATAAGAGAAGCTACTACAACATTGGGCGGCCTTACAAAAGGAACGCCAGAATATTTAGCGCAAGCTGATAAACTCGCCAACTTACAAGCCGCTCAATCAACTCTAACTGGTGCAATGGACACTGGATCAGGATTAATAACCCCATTAGAGTCAGCCCAACAATCTTTGATAGACGCTCAAACCTTAGCAAGACAAAGCACTGGGTCTTTATTCAGAGAGTCACCGCTTGAGTTTACTAAGCAGTTTGGAAAAGAGTTGATAAAGCCTGCAAATTTAGCAGCAATCGGTGTTGGAGAAGGAAAGAAGGCTGAAATGGACGCTCTTGAGGATGCTATGGAGCGCAACAGACGGTTTGAGGAAGAAAGGGAAGAAGAAGGTAGAAGAGCGGAGGCCATGATTGAGGATGCATATTCTACATTAGAGGCATCATATCCAGGATATCAGATACCAAGAGGTATTTCTGCAGGAGGCATTGTTTCTCTAGATCCTAATCGAGCGCAAAGAACAGTTGATGGGGTTTATTCTTTAGCTGCCGGAGGGGGCGTTCCTTTGTCAGAGCAAACCCAGCAAATGCAGATGGTTCCTACTCCTTCTGAAAACCTTATGAGGGGTAGGCAAAGAAGTACTTACTCAGAAAGAGTAAAGATTGATGATAACCCTGATGCTCCGTATTACATTATTGAGGGTTTTGAGCGCAGCCCAAATATTAATAGAGGAATTTATCGTGGGCGAATGCCGGAAGAACTAAGAGAGCTTTTGAAAGCTAGAAGTGAGCTTACGCTAGAAGGCAAGCGGTTCTTGGATGCACAAAGTAAGGAAGGGGAATCTTTACAAGACACAATGACATCAATAGAGATGTTGCGTGAATTTGATAAAAATCCAGAATTGTCAGCAAGAGGTTTGTTGATTAGCAAACCCCCTAAAAGACCATCAACCAATCCAGAAGATAGGAACTTTGACAGTTTTATGGGCGAAGGTCGAGCCATGATGGAGGAGGCCCAAAGACTAGAAGCTTTCAAAGCATATTTAGATGATCTAGAGCGCAGAAAAGAAATGGAAGCCAATAGGTCGGCAATGTCTTATCTTCCGTCAGATGGAGGGATGTCATCGGGAGGAGAGGTGGCTGGTTACAGAATGGGCAGAAAGATTAAGAAAGAAGCCCAAGAACAAGCAAACGCCATAGCTGATCAAGTAGCCTTTGATACAGCGATGGGGAATATAAATCTTGGTTCATACGGAAACTTCGGAGTATCTGGTGGCCCCGCAGGAAGACCTGGGGCAGCAGCCCGTCAACTAGGTCTTAGAGGCACACAGGTTATAACCCCATCAGAACTTGAAGGATATAGACCAGGTATTGACCCAGAGATAGCATACTTCAGAGATCCGCTTCCAGAGCCAAAGGCAGATACGACTGCTGGAACTGGAGGGACTAGAGCGGATGCCGGTCAACTAGGATCAGATCTTTACAATGCTATTTTCGGTAGCGGTCGAGGAACTGGTGTAGCTGCACCAGTAATAGATCCTTTTAGTGGAAAAATGCCATCTGAAATGGCTATGGAGGGTATAGGAGCAGAGCCTTCGATGATGATAAGCGGCATGGAAGGAGCTGGCATACCGTCAATCGGTGCTGCAGCTAGAGCGGAAGCGACACCTATGCCTGACACTAAGCCTTTAACTCCCAAAGAAATTAGGATGGGTAGAGGTATGGAGGGGGATATCGCCATACCTGAGATAACTATTCCGCAGACAATAAATATTCCATCAGTTCCTGCTGCTGCAGTTGTACCCCCAGTTGTCCCTGCAGCCATCGCTCCAATATCAACACCTCCTGCAGTTTCAGTAGGTAGACCTGATGTAATGGATTTACCACCGCCTCCCCCTATGCAAACAAAAAGAAACACAGAGGAAATGGTAGGTATTCCTATGGCCCCCATTAGGCCAAGCTCTATCAGGATTCCAGATATTCCTGCGTTACAAGAGCCTATGATCCCAATAGGTGTAAAAACTCTTGATAGAGAAGAGTCTCCAAATATTCCGCCTCCCCCTGCTCCAGTGGTCAGACCGCCTAGACCTACCATGACGTTAGCTGAAGCTGCTAGACCTAGAACAGATCAGCCGATTGATTTAACTAACGTAAACACTGCGGGCGCAGCGAATATTTCAGATATTGGTGGATTTTTTGGTCAAGCAGAATCTGGGATTAGTCAACTGCCACCGATAGCTACACCGCCGGTAATGTCTCCAATACAAATGCCTAGAGAAGAGATGGCTCTGCCTCCGATCCCAGAGGGTAAACAGGTTCTAGGCGGGTTGGCTGATTTGATTAGATCCGCAGGCGTACCTAAACCTGTAGATACACCTATCATTCCATCAGAAGTACCGCCTTTGTTGGCTCCAAAAGATAGAGAAAGGATAAGAATACCTAGATTTGCTGGGCCTCCTGGATTTCAAGAAGGTGGTGAAGTAACTGCTATGGCAGACACAATGGAAGCTAATGGTCAGAGCGTCATCCAAGATGCTGCAATGGCTATTGCCGGAAGATTGCCAGAAGAGCAGGCAGAAATGGCTATTAATAGATTTATTGAAGAGTTCGGGGTAGAAGCTTTTGAGGTTTTAAGAGATAGAGTTCTTAAAGATATAGTTCCTGATGCACAGACAGAGGGTGAGATTGTTGGTCGAGGCGGAGGTATGGATGACATGATTCCAGGAATGATCGGTGACCAACAGCCAGTAGCTGTTAGCCCAGGAGAATACATCGTACCAGCAGACGTTGTGTCTGGCCTTGGTGATGGCAGCACAGATGCTGGGGTTGAAGAGCTTGACCAGATGCTTGATCGTGTTCGTATGGAGCGAACAGGCATGACTCAACAACCTAGACCTATGAATACTGGGGGTGCATTACCAGCATGAAACAATCTGCAAAACTTTTAGAGGTAAAGCCTCTTAGAGATATATCGAGGGAGCCTAAAGTAAAAAATCGATCTGATCGAGGAGAGAAGACACACACAATAGCTTTGGTTCCAGCAGATTATGTTCCGATCCTTTGGAAGGACGTAGAGTTCCAGCTTCGTAAAGCTGTTGCAAGATCCAAAGGTCGCTGGAGCATGGAATCTTTATATCAGTCTATAGTGACAGGGCATCAGCATTTATGGGTTGCCTTTAATACTGACAAAGAAATAGATGGAGTTGGCACAACCGAGCTGGTCAACTACCCGCACAAAAGAATGCTATGCATACAGTTTCTTGGCGGCAAAAACTTCAATGACTGGGTCTGGGACATGGTCGATAAATACAACGACTGGGCCAAAGACAATCAGTGTTCTGGCATAGAGGCCACTGCTAGAGAGGGGTTCTGGAAGTGGTTGAAGCAAGATGGTTACGAGAAATCATATGTAGTTTACGAAAAGAGGATTGACTAATGGGCAAGGGAAGCAAAGCGCCTAGTGGGCCTCAAGAGGTTGTACAAACAACCAGCAACTTACCAGAGTATGCGAGACCGTATTTTGAGGAGATGCTTGGTCGTACAGTTGCAGAGACAACTAGGCCATACGAGTTATTTCCAGGTCAAAGGCTTGCTGACTTCACTGAGTTTGAGCAGTTGGGCCAGCAGGGTATGTTGGATCTTGCTGCTGCCGGTACGCCATTACAAAACATGGCCGCATCAGAGATTGCCAGTCAGGTAGGGTTTCAACCAGTTGGCACAGGATTGGATATTGCTGGGCAGTTTCAACCTCAACAATTGCAGTCCCAATATCAAGCAGGAACTATAGATCCTAACTACACTGCAGGGACACTAGGACAAGGTTTCCAAGCTGGACAAAGAGGAATTGGATATCAAGCCGGACAATTTGATCCTGGCTATGTTGCTAGAGAGCTAGGTCAGGACTATACCGCTAGAGATTTACAAAGCCAATATCAGGGTCAGCTAGACACAGGGCCTGGCTTTCAAGCTGGAACAGTTGCAGATGCGGCTACATTAGAATCTTATATGAATCCGTATCAACAGCTAGTTACGGATATAGAAAAAAGAGAGGCTAAAAGAGCCTCGGATACACAAGCAGCAGAAATTAGTCAGCAGGCTGCATTAGCTGGAGGTCTGGGTGGTTATCGAGAGGCTATACTGCAATCAGAAAGAGAAAGAAATCTAGCTCAACAGCTAGGAGATATACAGGCTAGAGGTGGACAAGCTGCATTTGAGCAGGCGCAAAAGGCGTTTGAAGCAGATAGAGCCGCTAGGTTGCAAGAAGCTCAGCTTGGATTACAAGTCGGTACTGAGCAACAAAAAGCATTGCAGCAAGCAGAGCAGTTTAGGCAGGCAGCATTTGGCGCAACAGAACAAGCAAGACAAGCCCAGCAGGGTATGGCTATTGATGCTTTCCAAGCGGGCGAAGCTGCCAAACAGCAAGCAGCACAATTAGGATTGACTGCCCAACAGCAAGAGGACGCAGCGCAAAGAGCGCAAGAGGACTTTGCACAGCAGCAGTTCCAGCAAAACGAGCAGCTTAGGTTAGCGCAGCAGCAGGAGGATAGGGCTGCATTCCAAGCTGGAGAGGCAGCAAGACAAGAGGCTGCAAGGCTGGGTCTATCAGCACAGGAAATAGAAGATCGGGCGTTACAAGCAGAGAATCAAGCTAGGCTGGACGCTCAGAAGTTTAATATACAGGCGCAGGAGACTGCAGCTCGATTAGGCTTGGCTGGATTGGGAGCAGATCAGGCAACGAGAAGTCAGCAGCTTGAGGCGGCAAGAGTATTAGGTACTCTGGGCGGTCAAGAGCAAGCACTGGCGTTAGAGCGTTTGCAGAACCTACAAGCTGCAGGACAGATACAGCGAGAGCTTACGCAAAGAGGTTTGGATATTGGATACGGAGACTTCTTGAGGCAGCAGGCTTTCCCAAGAGAGCAGTTATCATTCTTTAGTAACCTATTAAGAGGTCTACCCATAGCTCCTGGGCAAACACAGGCGGTGTATGGCGCTGAGCCTAGTGCTTATCAGCAGGCGCTTGGAGCTGGTATCGGCGGTGTTGGTCTCTATAAAGCCTTAGCTGGTGGTATTTAATGAATATATTTGAGCAAGAAGATGTTGTAAAAGGGATGCCTGATCAGAGGCTGATGATGGAGGTGCAGAGACCATCTGGTAGTGTGCCGCAGTACTTGGTTGTATCAGAAATACAAAGAAGAGCAGACATGAGAAAGCGTTTTGCTGCTCAACAAAAAACGCCGAGTACAACAGTTAAAGATCAAATAGTTAGCGGTGGGATTGCGGATATGGCTCCGCGACAGCCATCTATTGGGGGGATGACTTCTTCTCCTCCATCCCCAATGCAACCTATGGCTCCGCAGCAAGCTATGCCGCAACCCGCCGCGCCTGTGCGTATGGCGACACCTCCTCCTGTCCGTATGTTTGATGGTAAAGACGTTCCGTTTGCAGGAACACAAGATATGTACGATAAAAATATTGGCGGGTTCAGAGATATAGTTGATGAAGATCCAGATGATTATCCAATGATAAGAACATCGTCTGTCCCTAACACACCAACGACATTTCAATCGTTAACTGAAAGTGCTGCGGCCTTGATGCAAGATATGCCTGATGCTACGCCAGATTTTTCTTTGGCTAGAGAAGCGTCTGACCAGAGAAGAGCGGCGTTAAAAGAAAGACTTGATGCAGACCCTGCGGATTACTCTAAGTTTGTTTCTGATTATACGCCTGATTTTAGTAGATTTAAACCAGACTTCTCCGAGTTGATAGATGAGCAGGAAAGACTCGCTGAAAAGATAAGACAAGACGCTAAGAAAGAGTCAGGCGCACAAGCATTAATTCGATTGGGCGCTGGAATTATGGAAGGAGATACGGCTCTGGGCTTGCGTGAAGCCGGTCAAAGCGCAGCAACTATAATGCGTGATGCAAGGAAAGATATATCTGCAGCAGACAGGTTGAAAAATGAAATGAAGGTTTCAGCACAGAACGCAGCAATGGAGCTAGGGGTTCTGGGTGAGAAGGCAACGATGGATAAGTTGCAAAGAGATGCAGACATAAAAGTTGCCCAGTATAAAGACGATAGAGCACGGGAGCTTGCTTTGTTACAGATTGATGAAGCGGCTGCAAGAGATGAGCTTAATCTAGAGGTAGAAGCTGCTAAAGCATTAAACGCTGCAAGTATTAAGAACTATGAACTAGCGTTAGATACATTTGTTAAGCAGGGGGCATTGCTCAGATATTCTGACTTGGCATCTGCAGAAGACAAAGCGAATTTGAGAGCAGCATTAGATGCCATAGAAGGCCCGTTAAAAGAAGAGTTAAAGGCGTGGAGACAAGAGAATGAAGATGCATCACCAGAGGCGTTCAAAACATTCTTGCTAACTACTATGGATACGTTGATTAGCGCACTCCCTTCAGAGATAAGTGGAGGTATAACGCCTAGAGCGATAACAGGAAAGCTGGTTGATAGTAGACTGGGGATTGATCCAGTATCAAACAGCGAGGTTGGTGAAGGCAATAAAAGAATAGAGTTTACTTCTCAAGGCAAAAGAAAAGACGAACAATGATTGAGGCTGTTCTCGATGATGGGACTGTGCTTGCGTTCCCAGATGACACCGATGATGAGGTAATTAATCAGGCTGTAAAGGATTATCTTGAGTCGCTTGATACCACTACCGTATTAGGGACTGGCGGCGAAATGCTTAAAGGTCTTGGTCGTGGATTTGGCAAAGGGTTGCTATCGGCTGGCGCTGGACTCGCTGAGCTTGCAGATGCTGGCACAGATCTGATTGGGCTAGAAACCTTAATAGACAGCGGAGATGAAAACTTTTTAATCAACGCCGCCAATCAGGGCAAAGCCGCCTTAGATGAGTATATGGGGGTTGGCGAGGCATACAAAGATAGTTATCTCGTTGATCTTAGTGAAGGCTTAGGATCTGTAGGATCGTTCCTTGTGCCTGGTCTGGGTGCTGCAGGAGCAGCCGCTAGACTTGGCGCTGCAGCCAATGTAGCCAGAAACATAGGCACTGCAACCACTGTGGCGGCTGGTGTTGGATCAGGTTCTGATGATCAGGCTCAAAGGATTAGAGTTGCCAGAGAGAAAGGCATAGACGTATCCGACAAAGCAGCAGACCTGTCTGTAATATTTGGTGGTGTGGTAGGAGCATCAGAGGCAGCGGCTCCTCTAAGCTTGCTGAAAAAGATAAGAGGGATAAAAGAGCCAGAAGATATTGTTAAGGGTTTGCAGAAAAAGCTTGATGATGCGGTCAAGTCTGGCGATGAGATAGCAATAGCAAGAACTCGGAACGAGTTATTCACAGAAGCACGAAAGCTAAACAGAATACAGACAGGATATGATCGTGTTAAAAGCGCATTACAGCAGGGCTTAACTGAGGGCATACAAGAAGCTGCGTCTGGTCTTGCACAGGATCTAATCCAGTATGGTATGTACGATGAGAGCGTAGATATTGGCGACTCTGCGTGGGATGACTTTACTATTGGTGCTCCATCAGGAGCCATACTAGATGGCTTTGTCACTGGTATTGCCAACAGAAAAAGAAAAGGCATCAGAAAAGTAGAAGAAGAAAAAGAAAAGCTGCTAAGAGAAGAAGAGCAGAGATTCGTCCAAGAAGCTTTTGAAGATGCTGAGATAGCAAAGTTAAGAGAAGAACAGAGAGAAAGAATAGAAGCTGGTCAGCTTGCAGAAGCGGAACAGGCAATGTTGCAGCAGGAGCTTGATGCCCCGTTTGATCCAGAGCAACCGTATGTCCCAAAGACCAGAAAGCAGCTAACGATATCAGAGCAGGCTGCAGAATATGCAAATCAACTAGCCAAAGACGCTCTTCGTAAAGACGATGTATTCCCTAATTCTGGGAAGTTTTCATTCAGAGAAATAAAACTAGGCGCAGAAGGTTCTGTATTCGAGGTGTTCAGCACCCAAGACGGTAAAGTATACGGTCAGCCTACAAGAGATTATGAGTCAGCAGCACATCTGGCATCTAATCTAAATAAAGAGTTAATTAATCGCAATATCAACAAAGCAGTTCTGGAGTCTATGGATCTATCTCCAGAGGTGTACACACCAGAGCAAGCGGAAAGTATCTACGTCATTGGTCAAAAACTAAATAGACCTAAAACATACAAGATTACTAGCGCCGTTCTCAATCAAGCGGCTGGGACTGTGTCCTCGCCTACCTCCCCATTTGAAGAAGACCGTACTCTCGATCAATTACATATGGATCAGTACGGCGTTCCTCCCTTTTCAGATCGAGGCACTAAACTATACAAACCTCTTTCTAATCTTACCGCATCCCAAGAAGTAAACTTAGATCGCAAGCGTAAAGGCTTGCCAGAGGTTAATGAGTTTACACTTGAAGAAGCCAAACAAATATTAGGCGACAAATATTCAAATGTATTTGATGTATTGCTTGGCATAAAACAACCAGACGATGCGGAAGTGCTGTCTGATTTTGGCACTGTTGGTAAGAAGATAGCGCAAAGCAGGCAAGAATATCAGGATGAAAGATCGAGTCGTGCTGCGTTAGAGCAAGTCCTCGCAGACAAAAACATAGTGTCCGGCTTGGATTCTCCAGAGTTTATGTATATTGCTCAGAGAATAGTTGGCGAAGATAACATCAACAATATGTCTCCCTCGCAGAGGATGTACCTTGTAGAGGAAATCAAAAAATTCCCAGTAATCGCAGAAAAAACCCGGTTACCAAACTTCACCCCTAAAACCTACACGAAAGCTTTATATGACGGTGTTTTGGAAGAGGTAATACAGCAGGGTGACGGGTCTATAGAAAATATTGAGTTAATTATTACCGAGGTAAAGAGAAACGAGCTTTTCCCTTTGACCGAGGGAAGATTAAACACGGTAATAGAAGAGGTTCATCGTGATCTAATATCGTCGGGCTTGGTAAATCAAGACGGAAGTGTAAACGCTGAGCCTAACTTCCTAGCCATAGAAGAGAAACCATCAGAGATAGAGGATACTCCGTATCAAGAACCTCAGTTGTTGTTTGATTCTAAGACTGGACTTCCTGTAGCCCAAGAAGCAAAGCTATTCGAGGCAAACCTCAGAGAGCAGATGGATGCTCTTGGATTGCAGGACATCGGAATCAGAGTCATGGACGCTTTGCGGTATGGCCCTGTCACCAGAGAAGGAGAAATAATACTTACTGGTGACCCAATAGAAACGCAGACAGTTGAGGGTGTAGAGGGTTACTACAATCCTTTAGCAAGAACAATATTCTTGGCTATGGATCAGGCCAACCTTTCTGCTAGAGATGCGAGTCCAGAGGCAAAGAAGGCGGCGCTCGATAATATTCTGAATCACGAGTTGGTTCACGCCGTAAGAGGTCTTGATCTCTGGAAAGAAAACGAGTGGTCTTTGTTAGAGAACGCAGCTAGAAAGAAGATGCGTAAGGATTCTCCTAATAAAAGTTACTTTATAGAAGCAAAGGAGAGGTACAGCGATCTTACTCCAGTTGGACAAATGGAGGAGGCAGTAGCTGAGCTGATCAAGGATGCCAGAAAAGATAAGAGGTTTATATCTGGCAAGCCTAGAACGCTAATTGAGAGGTTCTATAACTTCTTTGATAGGGCATCAAGTGCGATCAGAGGGACAGGGTTCCAAAGCTTTAGCGACATTATGCAAAGGCTGGAGTCTGGTCAGGTCGGTGCTAGGGAAAGAGGCAAGGTAAGAACTCTGGCTAGAACAGAGAAAATTATAGGTGCAGTGCCTGAGAGAGGAATTGGTCTTGAGCGTGATGAGAGATCATTTGACGAGTTTGTTCCTACGCCAGTTGTTGCAGATACTGATACCACAGATGTACCAGATGAGCTTGTACAATTAATTGATGACTTCGATCTGCCAGATCCCAGAACAGGCCCACAGGCTGCCAGAAGATATGTTGGAGCTAGAAAAGGATTAGAAACACCACAGGCGCTAGGAGCACTGCGACGATCTGTCAAAGCTCTCGCAGAAGAGGGTATCGGTGGTCGGTTCTGGTATGAAAGAAGCGGAAGAACGCTGCTCGATCTCGTTGGTGGAGACAAGGCCGAGGCAGATAAGCTTGCTCAGGCAATAGCCATTACATCACCTCAAACACCAGTGCCAACAAACTTTAACTACGCATTGCAGGCGTATTACCAGCACAAGGCAGGCCAGCCTATAAAGACAGGGATGTATCCATCGTGGATGAGCAAAGCGTTGACTGATGTCTTTGACGGCAAAAGCTGGGAAGGAAGGAAGACCAACAACTTCTATCGAAACATAATGCGAGAGATAGATCCAAGTGTTGTGCAGGGCGTGACCACTGACCTTTGGATGATGAGAGCATTTGGATTTGATACTGACTCACCAACAGATGCCCAATACACGTTTGTTGAAAACGAGACAAAGCGCATTGCGGATCAGATGGGGTGGGAACCACAACAGGTTCAAGCTGCAGTATGGGTTGCCATGAAAGCAAAGACAGAGGCAAAGCCAGTCAAAGATGCCACTAAGAAAGAAGCTGCAAGAAAGAAAATCACAAAGAAGGAAAACCCCAGAGAGTACCAGAAGATTCTTCTAAAGAATGCCATGAAGTACACTCCGACGATGCAGGAGAAAGAAGACGCTAAGTTTGACTTCTCTGACGCAACCAATGACAGCCTCGCACAGATAAGCTGGGAAAGCATTCCAGGTAGAACCTCTGCTCATATGAAAGAAGTCTTCGATGCTCCTTTCGAGCAACTTCAAGAATATCATGTTGCTATATCAAAGGCATTCTTGGATGAAGATGGAAGAGATTATGTTGCTCGTGAGCTAGGTATTTTATCAACAGGAGACTTTGAAGCTCCTGGGTTCTTCGAGGGGAGAGTATCCCCAGGAACGCAAACAAAAACAGCAGTACCCCCTAAGTATAAAGCTGATCCGACAGAGCTTGTTATGGAGCAAGCGTCTGAAGATTTCATCAAGGCATACTCTGCGATTAGAGGGATCTTAATGAAGCAGGATGGTGTTGGGTATCACCGTCCATTTACTAAAAAATCAATCAGAAAAGGCGATTTAAATTCTGCTTCGATAGATATTGGGAGGCCATTTACTATTGAGGAAACAGCAGAGCTTGCCAAGCTCATGCAAGATCAAGCTGGTCACGGAGAATATTCGCCCATAGCTGCAGAAAACGGCGTTAGATTAATTAATTTTGACTATCTTGAAACCAGCAATAAAGATTTTAATAACATGGTTGTCAAAGCTCTTACTGAGATGGAGTTTGAGGGATTAAACGAACCAGTTAAGTATGGTAGATTTGCATCTCAAGCTGGGTACATTGGTAACAATTGGAGGAAAAATAAGAATGGCGAAGATTATACAAAAAGTATTGCCTCCCTCTCACCCGATCTACAAAGAAGGGTGGAAGATATCATCAGTAAACTTGCCCCCAGAATTGAAGCGGTCGATCAAGAGTTCTCCAACAGATACGGATGGAAGCTCAACAACAGAATCAATGAGAAATACAGGCAAGAAGACCAGCGAGTAATACCTGATAGGAATCAACGCGATCCTGAGATCCTCGCATCTAAACGTGCAGAGATAGAGGACAAGGTAGAAGAATTCAAAGATCGTGACGGCGACTTCCTAACCTCACTAGCAAACAGAAACCCAGAGATCCTGAGATCAATACGCCAGCAAGAGATGCTGGGGCAGCAGCCTTTCCCTTGGCAGTCTGGATCATACTTTCTTCGAGGCGCAGACTACACGAAGGGGGATATATTCTTATATCAAGTCCAAGATAAATTTATTGGATTAAAAAATGTAATAGAGGGTCTTAACCGATACAGAGCTGAAAAAGGGTTAGATCCAATTACAGATGAAAACAACCCGTACATAGGCGAAGAGACAGTTGCTGGGAAGATAGGCTTCCTAGCTAGAGAGTTTGACGAGAACAGGAAAAAACCTTTAGCAGATAAGATTGCCAAGGCAGATATACCATTAGAAGAAGTGGATGAGTTTTTGGTTCTGCGCCATGCGATAGAGCGCAACAACCTTTTAAGTTTGAGGAACCCATTGCTGGACGTAGAGACCAGCCCAGGCGCTGGATCATTGAAGACTGGCGAAAGGTTAACAAACAGCTTTGTTAAAAATAGAATGGCAAATAGATATGGCCTTCTGTGGAATGATGCTACCGGCACATGGTCTGGAGGTAACGCTAGAGCAGATAAGCTGAACTCTATCGCCCGCAGTCTGGACACCATTAACAAAGAGACAATGGAACGATCTGTGGAGTTTGGATTGATTGATCGAGAGTCGGCAGACTCGATTATGAATCAGTACAAATACTATGCTCCGCTCAGAGGTAAGGACATAGAGGATGATATTGGTCACGACATAGTCGTCGGCGCAAGCTACAGCACCAAAGGCCCAGAAGTATTGACCGCGCTGGGTAGGGAAAGCGCAGCAGAGTCTCCGCTGGGACACACCTTAGTAAATGCTGAACGGGCAATATCTAGGGGGATAAAGAATAAAAACGTTGGCGAAAGATTAGTAAAGCTAATCAAGGACAACCCCAACCCAGATTATTGGCAAGTGTTTGGCCCAGGCGATACCAATCTGGTTACTCAGTTGGAAAGGAAGTATACCTATATCGGTAATGATCCAGAGCTACAGGGAACCAAAGTATCTAAGATACCAGAGGGAGCAAACAAAAAAGACTACATCAAGCAAGTGGTCACCAGACCTGACAATCTTGGGCCTGCGCTAGATAAAAACATGATCGGCGCGAAGATAAATGGAGAGCAGTTTTATATAAAGCTGAACGATGACAGGCTCAGAAGGGCGCTTCAAAGCATGGATGCCAGTGACGCAGAAGGCTTGTTAAGAAAGTTTGGCATTGTTAACAGATGGCTATCTATGGTTAACACATCTCTTAACCCAGAGTTTGTTATCGGTAACTTCTCTCGTGATGTGCAGACTGCGATCTTCAATATACTTGGCGAACAGAATATGAGCAAAGGCAAGGCCAAAGATCAGGCTCTTGTCAATCAGGTATTAAAAGATGTCATACCCTCGATGGGTGCTTTCTACAAAGGCTTGCGTCGATACGATATCAAAACCCAGTCATTTAGAGATCTGGTAGAAACAGATCCTATGAAGGCTGCTGGGGAATTCTTTGGAAAGATGTCAGTAAAAGACATGGAAGACTTCAAAGAGTTTATGGGGGCTGGCGCGAAAGCAGACTGGTTCCACACCAGACCGCCAGAGCAACAGTTTAAAACTATTCAGTCCATGATAGACATGGCTAACGGCACGTTCACAGGTAACTTCAAAAGAAGACGGGACGCTATATTTCAATTTGTAGAGGACAGCAACTCTGCTGTAGAAAATGCTGTAAGGTTCGCTACGTTCAAAGCGTCACGAGACAAACTGCTAGAGGCAGGGATACCCAGAGATCAGGCTGTGTCTAGGGCATCAAGTCTGGCTAAGAATTTAACGATCAACTTTAACCGAAAGGGTATGAGTGGAGATCTTATAAACGCTGCGTACCTATTCTTTAATGCCAGTGTTCAAGGCACAGCAAACTTTGCCAGAGGATTGTTCGGGCCTAAAGGCAACCCGTTCAGCAAAGAAGCAAGTCGAGTTAAGCAAGGCGCTGTCACGGGGCTAATAGCTTTAGGTGCAATCAATGCTATGAGGGCAGAGGAGGAGAGCGAAGAAGATCCGAGAACTGGGCGTTCTTATTACTCTCAGATAGAGCCGTTTATAAAAGAAAGAAACATTGTGATCATGAAAGATAATGGCAAGGATTATTACATGATACCTCTGCCATACGGTTACAATGTGTTTCATGTGTTAGGGCAAAACCTTTACGAGATGTCTAGGGGAGACATTAGTGCAGAAGAAGCATCTGGTAATTTCTTAGGGGCGTTTCTAAGCTCTTTCTCTCCAGTTGGCGCTAGTATGAATTCTTTTGTAGAGGCCGGTCTTCCAACAATATTCCAGCCTTTCTTGCAGCTTGAGGCAAACAGAAACTTCTTTGGCGCTCCAATATATAGAGAGAGTTTTCCAGGTGAGCCTCCATATCCAGACTCGTCACTGGCTAAGGCTTCTACTGGTGCAATCTTTAAATCAACAGCCAGATTCTTAAACGAGCTTACAGGCGGTAACGAGAACCAACCAGGCAAGGTTGATATATCACCAGAAACCCTACAGCACTTGACTCAGTTTATAGTTGGTGGCGCTGGTACGTTTGGCTTGAGAAGCATAAATGTTATTGAGAAGTGGGCTAACTCAGAAGATCTGGAGTTCAGAGAGATACCGTTTGTTCGTCGCATCATGGGAGAACCAAACGAAAGAGCAACTATGGAAGACTTCTACGAAAGAAGAACTAAGATCACCCAGATAGACAGACAATTAGAATCACTCCGTGGCGCTGAGAGAAGAGAATATAGAGATAATAATCGAGAGATTCTTCGCATGAGAAACTCTCTAGACAATACAGAGCGTAAGATTAAAAAAATACGGGCAGAAATTAGAGAAGCGAGAGCGGAATCATCCGACTCTCCACAGAAAGCAAAAGAATATGCCTTGAAGGAAGAGGCATTGTACGACGAAATCAATGAGGAATATGGTAAGTTCAACAAGAAGTATGACAGGCTGGTAGGTAAACTTAATTAATAGTGATAAGACCGCTCTCCATCATGTACTCCCAAGTTCTTTTCAGTCCACGCATCTGACATTTGAGGATCTCTTCCTTCGATAGATCTGTCTTAGCTCTCCCGTCGATCACATCGTGACATGACGAGCACCCATAGACTGCCCAGTAATCAGGCGACTTAGCTGCTATTCCACTATTGCTTGGCAAATGACAAAGCACCGTAGTCTCTGGATTGTTATTGCAGTATGGATATATCTGCAGCGTACACATCTTACCCTTCGCAGAGGTTCTTAATCTTGACATGGGGATTACCTTGGTTGGGGGGGTGTCCCGCCTACGGCCCCACCGGCGGGGAGTGGTTCTTAGGAGGAGAGTAATGGAACCTCCCTGGCCAATTCTGTTTAGTCTTCAGCGGAATCTAGTATCATATAATCATCCCGAAAGTAACAGTCTGCTTCCATAATTACTTCACCTAAAACTCTTATCAGCGGCGGCGACACGGCGTTGCCTAACGCTTTAATTCTGTGTACCCGATCTGGTATCCCATGAGCCATTCGCAAAATTCTGGGTTCAGCGATCCACGCAGCTTCCCACTCTCCGTGCTGTACCCCGAGGCCGCTTCCACCGCATCGCTCAATGTATTTGTCATCGGGTTCCTGCCAGTTTTGTCCATCGATTCTTGGCTTCTCGCCCCTTTGTATTCTCTCGTCGTAGGTGTGGGCCAGAACAAAGACTCTTGATCTGATGTGCCGTGCATCTTGGGCGCAAGCTGGCAGTACAAATGTTTCTGTGGTGTAGCCCTCAACTCCCAGTTGAGATAGCACCGTGTCGAGTTCCATATCGATGATTCCAACAACATTTTCGAGAGCAACCCAATCTGGCCTGACCTCTTTGATGACTCTAAACATTTCCGGCCAGAGCGCACGGTCATCTTCCGAGCCGAGTCTGTCCCTGGACGCCAAGCTGTAGGGCTGACAAGGAAATCCTCCGCAAACAAGTCTGGCTGTTCCTCTGTACTGTCTCCCATCTAACTCTCCTATGTCATGGTGTATCGGCACATGGGGCCAATGTTTTTTTAGAACCTGTCTGCAGAACGGATCTTTCTCACAGAATGCAATCGTTTCCATGCCAGCACCTTCGAGTCCGACACTAAACCCACCGATCCCAGAGAAAAGATCTAAGCACTTCAATCTTCACCCCACATTTTCCGCAATCTTTTATCCATATCGTTGAACTCTTCAAGCTTTTTCTCTGTTTCCAGCAGCTCCTCAAGCTCTTCATCACTGTAATAGTTTACGCAGCGCCTACACAGGAAAACACCACACTGATCCTGCATACTTCTCTCGTCCTCTCGTACCCCGCAAAGCTCACACTTAATCATCCGATACGTCCTCTAATTCTTTTATGCGATCAGCTATCGATGTTAACGCTTCCGCTATCACCTCTAGATTCCTGTTAGCCGTCTTAACATACTCGATAATCTGCTCTGCATCGACCTCATCTATCTCTAGCACGACCAGCTTACTCACTCGAAGTGACTCGGCGTTAGCTCTGGCATATGTGTAGCATCCCTTTGTTCGGATATCTGCTCTCTGGTTCTGAAGAAGCCATCATATTCGGGGTACATACGCATGAATCTGCGAGAGTAGAATGCCGTGTAATTATTATTGAGCTTAAAACTGTTAACGCCATCACCACCAGAGTCTTTTTCCCAACGTATCCGCTCGAAGACCGCCTTGACCGAATAGTTTTTATGCCCCTTATTGATTCTATCAAATGTAAACCTGACAAACAGATCCCATACATCGGGATGACTTTTGTGAAAGGCGATTACTTGCTCACGCATTTCATCTTTGCGACTCTGCATCAAACATTTTTCTCAAGCAGCCAGACACGCCTGCCATCTTCGATGCTTCTTGATGTGTATTTACACCCACTGTCTTTCAGAAAACGCATGAAGTGGTTTGCTGGAGCGCTAACCCTTTGATTCCTAGAGGTTCTAAAAATTTTTCCATCTTCTTTTCTGTGCCAAGGGAACAACACACTATCGCCTTCATCCATGTTCGCTAATAATTTTCTGAAGCGATTGCCATCTGATACTCTCCTTGGTATCGGTATGTCTTTATCGATTGTGTAAGTCATTTCTTTCCCCCCAATAACTTATCTAGGCAGTCATCCAACACTGGCTTGACAGAGTCGTAGGCTATTTTGTCCGCTTTAGTTTTTTCTTTTCTGGATGCGTCATTGAAGAACAAATCGCCGCTGTAACGAAGATGATCGCTTGCATTGAGAAATACTACTGATAAGCGGCTACATAATTTCAGTTCTAACTCTTTACGAAGCTCACCGTCCATCTCTATGTCAATGTCCACCATTACTTGATCTGCAACTTCCACTAGTTTCTTCCTGTTCATTACTCTTCCTTCGGTGCTGGCACAGCAAACCCCATCTCCGCTGCGGTCATAATCAGAATGTCTATTAGTTCTGAATACTTACTGCGGTTGGTATCACCACTGCGCTTCAGTGGCCTGCGCTTAATCCCAAACTTAGTTGATATTTCCTCACTGCCAAACGCCCTGCACAACAGCTCGTCATGCAGTTCGTCTGGAGTCATCCCGCAAAACTTAGCAAACTCGCGTGACCATTTGCGGTAGTACCGCTCTTGTTGGCGAGATCTCTCCTGCTTAGTCTTAGATATTGTTACCGTAATACCTAACGGAACG